TCAATGTACCCAACGCCAACAACGGGAGCGGGCCTTTGCGGCGGGAGTGGGAACTATCAGCAACTTATGAAGTTGAAAGAGCAAGGGCAGATTACGGAAGAGGAACGCAGGAATATGTCACAGGGGAATGGTGGCCAGCTGAACCCGACATTTGTCGAGTGGCTCATGGGGTTCCCGCTCGGGTGGACAGACTTAAATGCTTAGGCAATGCCGTGGTGCCCAAACAGTTTTATCCATTCTTTGAGGCAATTAGGAGGATAAGTTATGAAGCCGATGAAGCGCACAATCAAGGCAAGTCTCGCATACTGCGGCCACAATGTTCTGTGGCTGGCGGACAAGCTGGGCCGCTCCAAAGGGTACATCTATGAGCGGTTTAAGGATAATGCCTGGACTTACCCGGAACTTTGCCGAATGATGGAGCTTTTTAACTGGGATACCGTGGAGGGGTAAAGCAATGATAGATAAGGGGTACATTGTCCACGATGGGGGCAGATACGAGTGGCAGGTTGACCATTCGGACAGGCCAACACCCCGTGGAATTGACGGAGGGAAAGTGAACCGTGTGTCTGTTGTGAAGGACGGAAGTTTGTACGGAGTCACGAGCCGGGATTATTTAGGCGCTCCCCGGGACAAATTCACCGGGACGCTTATTGCAGCTTTGATTGAGCGGTTTGAGGAGTGATACATAACTTCTCTTGATTTAACAAAATAGCCAAAGGAGGAACATGAAATGGCAAACTACATCGGAATCGCTATGGTTAAGACGATTGACAACAGGATCGGGCTTTATATGGCTCCTGCATATTCTGTCAGCATCGGGGGGCGTGTCGTTGTCGAGGATGACGGCTCGGAACTTGAAGGCGTTGTGTTGTTTTATGATGATTTCAGGTTTGACGAGAATGACGAAGATGTCGCCGCTTTGCTGCGGGTGAACAATGCGCACTGGCCGCTTAACAGGATTCTGAAAAAGATTTCCGAATCTGTTCTTGATTGGAAGGACTACCAGGATTAGTGACACCTGCGAATAGGAGGCTTATATGGCTGGAATTTTTGACGAAGGGCGTTTGTATTTGACCAGGGAAGAATACGAGCAGATCAAGGATTTGCCGTACAATGAGATTAACGGCTATCTGGAAGCCCATGTGTCCGATGACATCCTGTTCGGATACGGCTACTATGGCTTCATGCGGTTTGGACATGATGCGGTTCGTGGACACTATGCCGCATTCAGAACCGGGACGCATTGCGATTAGAAGGAGGCCACTCAATGAGACTTGTCATCCTCGGGAACCCGGTCACAAAGAAGAACAGCCAGCGGCTTATAGTACGAAATGGCAGACCGTACATAATCCCTTCTAAGCAGTACAAGGAATATGAGAACAATGCTCGTTTTCAGCTTATGGAGTACGGCATAAAAGACTACTCGCAGTTCGACTTCCCAATCAATGTTCCTGTGAATGTGTGCTGCCACTACTATATGCAGACCAGGCGGAAGGTTGACTTAACGAACCTGCTTGAAGCATCGAGCGATATTCTTATAGCTGCCGGGATTATCGAGGATGACAATTGCTCCATAGCTTCCTCCTATGACGGGTCTATGGTTTTCTATGACAAGAACGACCCAAGAGTGGAGATAGAGATTACACCAATTGTCGGGTATGAGGGATTGTGATGAAGGACACATTTGTTTTGCGGATTGAAAACAGGGCCGGTATTGATCGTATGAGTGATGCTGATGCCGGGGCATTGTTCAAAGCTATACTGGCCTATGCGGACGGAGATTGCGTTGCTATTGACGATTTGCCGCCTACCGCTCAGGTGTTGCTACCGATGATTATTGCTCAGATTGACAGGGCAAATGCTTCTTATAAGGCGACCTGCGAGAGAAACGCTGAAAACGGCAAAAAGGGAGGCAGGCCGAAGAAAAGCGAACGGTTTGAAGAAGAACCCAAAAAAACCCAAAAAAACCGACCGCTTTTTTCTAAAACCGAAAAAAAGCATAATGATCCTGATATTGATAGTGATTATGAATCCCCTAACGGGGATATAAAAGAAAAGGCCCCTACGGGGCCCAAAAGAAAAGTGGAGCAGTTTGTCCCGCCGACCGTTGATGATGTGATGGCTTATTGCGAGGAGAAGGGGATTGATATTGACCCGGAAGTCTTTGTGACTTTTTACGCCTCAAAGGGTTGGATGGTCGGGAAGAACAAGATGAAGAATTGGCGGCAAGCGGTTTCCGGGTGGGCTGTCCGTGAGAGGAAGAAAAGGCCGCCGAACAGGGATAGCCCTAAACCGGGTGGATACGAAGAGCAGCTTAAAGGCGTTGACTTTACAAAATTGCTTTACAAGGCTGGAGGATAAAGTGCGATGGGAAACGGAATCGGGAAGATAATTGCTTTCTTGGTGGTTGTTATCGTGTCTCCGCTGGTGGTGCACCCGGAGGTGCCAGACACGGCCGCCGGGGAGCTTCCCACAATTGCGCTTGCGGCTGATACAACTGCGTGGGAGATCCCAACAACTGCTCCCACAACTCCAACGCAGACGCAACACACCCAAAGCGTTGAAACAGCCCCGCAAAGCGTTGAACCGACTACGGAGAGCGTTTTGAGCGATTATTCGAGGGGTTTTGTGCATTATAGGGTGAACGGTGTCACGCCGCCCTATGAGTGGGAGTGGTTCTTGTTCTGCAAGCTGGAGCAGTTTGGGATTGGCTGGTATTATCCCACGGCTGTATGCCAGATTTACCAGGAATCAAACTGGAACCAGTACAGCACAAACGGCAGAGATCACGGAATTTGCCAGCAGAAGGGGATCTACTGGGATGGCCGGGCGGCTCAGGCCGGGATCCCCGGAGCGGACATCTGGGATGTGGAGGCGCAGATCCATGTGTATGCGTGGCAAATGTCACAGTATTTGGCGGAAGCAGGAGGCGATGTAAACCGGGCCTTGTCCATGTACTACTTGGGCTATGACGGCTGGTCAGACGAGTATATAGGTCATGTGATGCGCTGGGTGGATTATTTGGAGGTGGTGCCGTGATACATCAAGTTGACATCTACGGACAAGACAAGGTGCAAAAGGCAATAGAGATTATCCGCTTCTTTGAGCCGAGTGACGGTTCCGGGTACTGGCTGGCGTTTTCCGGCGGCAAGGATAGTGTTGTTGTTAAAGCCTTGATGGACATGGCCGGGGTTAAATACGAATCGCATTATCACGTGACAACAGTTGACCCGCCGGAACTGATTAGGTTTATCAAACAGACATACCCGGATGTAATTTTTGACCATAGCTTTTATGGCGATGGAACTCCGAAAACGATGTGGAATCTGATTGTCAAAAAAGGAATGATACCGACAAGATCAAAAAGATATTGTTGTGCGGAATTGAAGGAACATTACGGAGCGGGGCGGGCAGTTGTGACAGGTGTCAGGTGGGCGGAATCCGTGAACCGGGCGAAGAATCAAGGGCTCGTGAAAATTGACAAAAGCAAGAAGGCCGAAAAGGTTATCGCTGGCATTACGGACGATTATGTCCTGACAGACAAAGGCGGAATTATCCTAAACAATGACAACGAGGAAACGAGGGAGGTTTTTGAGACTTGTATCAAAATGCGGAACACAACGCTGAATCCTATCATTGACTGGCAGGACGATGATGTTTGGGAGTTTATCCGTGAATACAATGTTCCGTATTGCGGATTATATGACGAAGGCTTGAAGCGGTTAGGATGTATCGGGTGTCCAATGGGTGGGCCGAATGGCATGAAGAGAGACTTTGAAAGATGGCCTGTTTATAAACAGAACTACTTAAAAGCACTTGACAGGCTGATTAAACGGATGGAAAAGGAAAACCCGGGGCGGTTCAGAAATTGGAAAACCGCCGAGGATATATTTAAGTGGTGGGTAGGCGAGGAATGAATGGAGGTGGCGGAATGAGGCTTAAAGTTAAAAGCTTTGCTATGATTGAGTACGGCACAAAGTTGAAAGCGTGGGTAGAACTATATCCGAATCAGATATGGGATGTGTACCGTATTCCGTCAGAACGCCATCCCTTTTATGGAATAAGAAGAAAAGGCGTAGTGCTGGAGATTGACGAAGAACATATAGTACGGTTGTTCAAGGAGGTGGTGGAATGATATATGTTGTTGGTATTGCGTTATTTGTGGTGTCCTTCCTGCTGCTTATAGTTTTTATTGACTGGTGGGACGAGATGGACTTTCGGGACGAGCAAGACGATGATCGAGACGAATGGAGGGGGAAATGACAAGAGAAGAAGCAATCAGGATCATAGAAGTGGCGAAAGCGGAAGTGGAATGGGAGGCGCCGATGGATTATCAAATAGCCTTTGATCTGGCAATGGAAGCGTTAAGACAGCCTGAACATCAAATGAGTGACGCAACGGAGAATCTAAAAGATTTGATAATGGAGGTTTTTGATATGAGACCGTCAACGGCTGAAAAATGTATAGCTATTCTGGACGATATAAAAGCCATTATAGAAAACGAAGAGGAGAAGAGAACGAAAAATGAATGACCTAATCAGTAGGCAGGCTGCGATAGAAGTAGTCAAGAGATACCTTGTGGACTGTCATGTGGAGGACGCAGATTGGCACGGATACGGCATCGAGTGCGAACTTGAAAACTTGCCGCCCACGCAGCAGTGGATTCCTGTCAGCGAGAGGTTGCCGGAAGCTGATGGACGGTATTTAGTCACATGCTCGGAGTGGGGGGTGTGGACGGTTGATTGGAACATCTGGCATAATGTTCCAAAACCTTCATGGTTATGGGAGCAAGGCGTAACGGCCTGGATGCATCTGCCGGAGCCGTATAAGGAGGAAGATAATGAGCGAGTTTAACGATAAATTGCGTGAAGCGTTGGACAAACAAAAAAACGAATTAAAACCGTGCCCGTTTTGCGGGAGCGAAGCCGAGATTCGAGAGGGAGTATATCAAGGCGAAGAATCATCGTATGTGCGGTGCAGGGAGTGTAAAGCAACGGGTAGGACTTTCATTATATCTCGTAAATATGCAAGCAATGAGAGGGCCATCGAAGCGTGGAACAGGAGGGCTGAATAATGGCTGGAGTGTATATCAAGGGCGAGAATATACCGTATGGGTGTGCGGTTTGTCCTTGCCATAATTGGGAGCAAGGATTCTGTCAAGTGTTCGATGATTTCCGAGCGGCGGATGATGACCAAACAAGGCCGGACTGGTGCCCTCTTGTAGAAGTTCCCGACCACGGAGACTTAATAGACAGGGATGTACTGATGAAATACAAGGCGTCTGCTTATGACATTAACGACCATGAGTTATATGTGGTAGGAACAGGTACTATATTGAGGATGCCTGCAGTCATCCCAGCAGACAGGGAGGGAGAATGAAGGATAGAATCTGGAAAACGGCAAGCGAAAAGACGGCTGACGACTTGAAGGAAGAATACATCGATGGTTTTATGAGGCGGATGCGCTTTGTGGAAACAGTGCCGAACGGGTGGTATCTGGACAAAGCACAGTACAAAGCCTACGAGTACGGCAAAATCACGGGAATAATGGAAACGAAGTTTGAGGAGATGGTCAGGCTGATGGGGGCGAAAAAGGCCCAGAAAGCGCACAGCGATGCCGTGCGAAGGTGGAGTGAGGGAGAAGACCCCGAGGATAAGGAGGAAGTATGAGCGAGTATATCGACAGGCATAGGGCGGTTGAGGCACTGCGGTCTTTTTTGAATCGGAATCCGTTTGCTTGTCATCCGAGAGATGAGTTCATCAATCAAGGCGTTCACCATGCGTGGAGCATAATAGAGCGTATGCCAACCGCCGATGTTGCCGAAATACGCCGGGGCCATTGGAGCGACATCTCCGGGCAAGCCTGCCTCTGCAGCGTTTGCGGTAGGCCGCAGAATTACAAGCAGGCGAGAGGCTGGCGGTATTGTCCGCATTGCGGGGCGGTGATGGAATGATTAGGGTAATATGGTTTTGCAAAAGGTGTAAAAAGCATATCGAGGTGAAAGATTATCATCTTGATAATCCGGCTGACTTTGTAAAGATGTCCGACAAATACTGTCAGAACTGCCTCGCAGAATATGAAGCTATGAAGTCGAGACAAGAAGAAGAACGAAGATTGTTTTTTAGCAGAAGCCATTGACAGGATTTGAGCGTGGTTGGCAAGCGAAATTGAAGAATTATGTATAGCCGTGACAAAAATACATTTTACAGAGGAGGAATAAGCATGGACGAGATAGAAGTGATTGAGACCACGGAGAAGGCCCCGGAAGTGGTGCTGACCGTGACGGTGGACGAGACCGGGCGAATTGGGATAGCCGGAAAGGAAACCGGATTTTCCACGCTGAAGGCCCTTGGCGTGGAACTGGTGTGCATGAGCGAGAGGGCAAGAATCAAGGAGGCATTGTAGGGGGTGACGAATGCAGATTGACTTCAACGAGGAAAAGCACGAATACACCGTAGACGGCGAGAAAGTGCCGAGCGTGAGTGAGATACTGGCCCCCCTGTCTGCGGACAGGTACGGTGCAATCAATCCGATGGTGCTACAAGAGGCGGCGAGGCGGGGCCGCATCGTCCACGAGCTCTGCGAGGCGGTGGACTATGGCCTGGACTTAGGAGAAGACGAGGAGGCGATGGAGTTTGCGCTGTATGTTGATGCCTACTGCGCCTTCTTGTTGGAGCATGATGTGAACTGGCACATGAGTGAGCAGATCGTGTGGAACACCAGGTATTATGGCGAGAAGGTTCCTATTTATGCCGGGACGGTTGACCGCTTCGGGGTGGTGGACGGACACTTGGCGGTGGTTGACATCAAGACCTACTCCAACCTTGGCACGGATGAGCAGATGGATGCGAGCTGTCAAACGACCCTATATAGGGACGCGATCATCAGTATGGGGCCTATGCCGTATCCACAGACGGAGAGCGAATATGAGGAAGTCATAAAGCGGTATGTGCTCCACCTCAAGAAAGACGGAAAGTACCGCCTTGCAGACCTTGGGAAATTTGACCTTGATCGGGGCTGGAACAGCGGGGCAGTGGCATGGGAACTGTACCGTATGTGGGAACACAAGCAGGATGTTTACAAGACCGGGAGGAAAAGGAAGAAATGACCCGGAAAGAATGGGCTGAAATTGTAGACCAGCTCGAAAACAGCCTTGTGCGTGCGGAGGAGGCCAGGAAGGATATAGACCTAATCGTACTCCTCCGTCTGGCGCACAAGATATCAAAAGAGAGATTAAAGGAGGCAGAAAAAGATGGCTAATGAGTTGACTGTTACGTATGCTGCGGAACAGGCGGTTGCACGAATGACCGCAAATGGAAATTACACCGTTGCGTTTGGTGGTGTGAGAAGGACACTGGAAAGGGATGTAGACTTCGGCGTGATCCCGAACACTAAATCCCCTTCGCTTTACAAGGCCGGTGCGGAGAAGATTTGCCTTGCCTACGGGCTTGTGCCGCATATCAGCATGGATAGCAAGACTGAGGAGTGGAGAAAGGGCGAAAAAGAAGACGAGTTGTTTTTCGGCCTGTACACTATGAAGTGTGAATTGCACAAGATCGGGCCTAACGGGGTGGATTATATCATTGCCTCCGGCTACGGTTCCGCAAACACTTTCGAGAAGAGGAATGGATGGAACAAGGGCAAGCCTGACGCAATCAACAGCAGCATTAAGATGGCCGCAAAAAGGGCGATGGTTGGGACGGTTCTTTCAATATCCGGGCTTTCCAGTATGTTCACGCAGGACATCGAGGACGCAGACTTCACAGACAAAGCAAACAAGGTAATTGCAGAAAGCGGCGAGTATTTGGATCACAAGACACTGCTGAAATTGATAAGCGATGCTGTGAAGAAGGGCAACGGTTTGTCGAAGAAGCAGGTGCAGGAAATCCTGGAAGCCAATGGATACGGCGGCAAAGACGGCATCCGCATCAAGAAAGAGGACTACGAAAAGGCGGAAGCCCTGTTGGGCCTACGGTAGAATATCACAAAGGCGGATACTATGGCTGTTAAAAAAGGCGGCGTGTACTCCACAAAGAATATGATTTTCGGCAGGCGTCGGGAAGGCGCCTGGGGCCTGCTGAAAATATTCGGGCGGAAGAACAACGATGTTGTACAGATATGGGTGCAGAACCCGGAGCAGATACGGGGCTGCGAGAAAATCAAGATTGTGGACATCCTGTCTGTGTTTATGAGCTACAACGTGTTCCGCAACGGAAAGACATACACTAACGCAAATGTGGATGTGATAGCGATGCCTGCGGATACGGAGTACCGAGAGACGGCAGAAGGCAAGGTGGTGACCCCGGAGGAGGACATAGCGGAGTTCCTGTTCGGGGTACAAGGAGGGAATAAGTAGATGGCAAGACCGACAAAAGACCCGAGCGGAAAGACGGTGAAGGATCTGGCGAAAATAGACAGGGAAAGCAAGGCGGTGGCGGCACAGGAAGAAACAGCAATGCTGATGGGCCACGGCTATGCCCCGTTCCTGCGTAAGCCTGTGAACCTGCTTGACCCGGGAGATGTGGAGAGGCGTATCAAAGCATATTGGGCGAGCTGCGCTAAAAGTGGCGCAATCCCAAGCCCCCCTGGACTTCGAGCATATCTGCGGGTTTCCATTGGACAATTTAGGGAATGGCTGGCCGGGATTGGCACGATTGAAAACAGAGACCTTGCGGTTAAAACCTACAATCTTCTCGAACAGGCGATTATAGATTTTCACCTTGCTGGGAAGATAAGCCCGCAATCAATGCAATTTTTGACACAGAACTGGTTTGGATACCAAAGCAAGAACGCTCTCGAACTGCAACAGGCCGCCCCGGCCCCGCCGTCCTTGGACAAGCTGGCGGCAGAAGCCGCCGCCCTGCCGGACGGTGATGTGGTGGATGTAGACTTTGTGGAAATCGAAAGCGGCGGGAAGAAGCAGAAAGAGAAGAAAAAGAAATGACAAGCACTGTTTACAACATGGACTGCTTGGAAGCAATGCGGCAGATGCCTGACAATGCCTTTGACCTTGCCGTGGTTGACCCGCCGTATGGTGATGGAAATACCGGTGGGGGGTATAATAGGTTTGGTGAACGCTTCGCAAGATACTATAAAACCGCCCCCAAAATTGAGGGGGGGGGGTGATCGGCACTATTCGTTATGGGCAAGGAAGAAATACAAAACCTACCAGAACAGGCGGGACTTGGGCGGAGAAATACGCAAAAAAAATTGTGGCGTGGGATGTGGCCCCGGAAAAGGAATACTTTGAACAGCTTTTCCGTGTCTCACGAAACCAGATAATCTGGGGGGGCAACTACTTTGAACTGCCGCCGACAAGGTGCTTCCTTGTTTGGCGAAAACTGACAATATCCGACAAGTTTTCAATGGCAATGTGCGAGTATGCGTGGACATCATTCGGCGGCAATGCAAAACTGTTTGAATGTGCGCCGCAAGGAAAGCCGGGAGATCGTTTCCATCTAACGCAGAAGCCGATTGAACTTTATGACTGGGTTTTTGGGATGTTCGCAGAAAAGGGGCAGAAGATAATTGACACGCACCTGGGGAGCGGAAGCAGCAGGATAGCAGCCCACAAGGCCGGGCTTGACTTTGTGGGGTATGAAATCGACAAGGAATACTTTGACAAGGCAGAAGAGCGGTTTCAGAAGCACACGGCGCAAATTGGGCTTTGGGACTTCGAAATGTAGAAAGGAGCAGAAATGAATGACTTTCCGTATAGGCCGGGCTGTTGCTCCGACTACTTAGCCGCAAATTTGGCGGAGTGTGGAGTGAGGAAGGCGGCGGATGACTTGACGGCCACGCCAAGCCTGTGATATGGTGGGCATGTCCAGGATCATAGGACAAGAGCGAGGGGCGGCTATATTGACAGCCCCAACGACCCCGGAAGGGGTCTTTTTTATGACTTCCAACAAAAACGAATATCACAACAACGGATAGCACGCACGAGAACCCGCCTATTCTGCCACAGGATTGATTTTAAACGGCTTGCCTTACAATTCCTTGCCTAACAAACTAAAACGGCTTAAAACGGCAGATGGCCCCCATATTTTCCGGGCATAAAAAAAGAGGGGCCGCAGCCCCTCGCTGAATGTGGTGGTTAGTCCTCCACGGTCTCCCATTTGTTGCCATTGTGGATGGCAACAGGCACGGCACCGGGGGCGGGATAAATCCCGGAAAAGTTAAACTCCGTAGGCTCTCCCTTGATGCAGTCCTCCGCTGCGTAGATTTTCGGAGTGTGCCAGCCTTGCCAGTTGTCCCAGTATTCCAGGTTTTTACTTGCGATCATTTTTGCACCGTGTAATGTGTCGCTTTCTCCGCGCCTGCAAGCCACATACTGCCCGACGATAACTTGATACTTTTTCATTTTTCCGTTCCTCCAGCATTTCGGATTATACCCGCTTTTTCCGGCCCGGGCAAGCCGTTTTTGTTCGGTTTTTAGGGGTGGGGAAGTTTTTCCCCAGGCCGCAGAAAGCGGCTTTTTATTCCACGCCCCGCAAATCTATGTATGCGTCCAGTTTGGCTATGAGTTCCTCCGTCTCCTGGATGTCAAAGAGCAAGCCCCGGTAGGTTTTTGATTTTTGGCAGCGGGCCCAGGTGTCGGCATCCGTGCGGTTAAGCTCCTCGATGCGGTTAAGCCGCCGGAACAGGTGCCAAAGCCGCCGCTCCTCGTCCGCCCGGGCCTTTGCGAATGTGCGCCCGTGGAGATAGGCAGAAAATGCGGCTTCCTCGTCCTCGTCCGCCCAGGTTTCCCAGGGGCCGTCCTCATCGTCCTCCTGGGGCTCCTCGTCCTCGATCTCGTCCCATGGATCCGGCTCGTCCTCGTCATCCTCGCCCTCATCCCACTCGTCCGCTGGTAGGGCGGGCGGCTCGTAAATCTTGGCCGCCCTGTCATCAAGCGCGGCCCGGCTACGGATTGCCGCCCCACGGATCCCAGAAAGCATGGCTAAAAGTACCGATTGCGCCGCCGTCCCGATCATAACCACGGCCCAGACACAAAGGCCGAATGTCAAGCGGGCAATACCTACACACAAGGCCGCAAACGCCCCGGCCACGCTGTCCCGTTTATGTTTCATCCCTTGTCACCCCCCCCTTTCAATCCGCCTGGCAATAATCCATCGCGTCATAGCCCATACGCCGAAGGGCCTTAGTCATTGCCTCCGCAACGAGTGTACGGCGCATCCCCTGGCCGCATTCCCCCGGCAGGGAAAAAACAAATCTCTTGGTTCCCCATAGATCCCACTTCCAGCACTGGAGGCCGGAAGCTTTCGCCGCTGCTTCGGTTTTTGCCTCGTTCCACCTGGGAAGCTTTATAGCCGGGGAGTCAAAATTGCATGTTCCTCCGTCATCATGCGCCCCATAAAGGGCAAAAGCCTCGTTATATGCTGCTGCCAAATCATCCGCAAGCTGCGCATATTTATTTTTTGCGGGGGGCATAACAACCGCAGAAAAGACTTTACAACCGCCCGGGACGGCCTCCTCCGTTTCCGTGGATGCCTCGCCCATGGTGGCACGGCTCGCCGCCTCAATGATTTCCCGGGCCTCTTTGGCCCCTTCGTATCCGTACCAAAGGCCGCTTTTTTTATGCCACCGAAAACCGGCGGCTTTCAGGGCATCCCGTACAGCTTCGGGCGGCTTGGCAGAAAAGCGGATCTCGATGCTATTATATCTCCCATTTTCCGTGATTATATAATCCGGGGCGGGCTCCCGGACTTTTTCCGATTCATCCACCGCCGCCGCATCTTCTGGCCCCTCCGCGGGCGTTTCCGCCTCCGCTACGGGTGCAGACTGTTCCACGGTCACAGGCGCGGGGATGTCCTCCACGAGATCCGCATCCTCCGCGGCTGCACCGGCTGCTAACTTGTCAAAAGTCGCGGAAAGATTCTTCTCATCCTCAGGATCCGGCCTACAAGGCAAAAGCAAGCCCCGCCCGGTTTCTGCCTCGATAAACAGCGGATTTTTTACGCCGCATACATACCATTTTCCACCCGGCAGAATGTCCAGCATATCAAGAGCATATTGCGCATCAATACACAGCACGGGATCCCCATCCGCAGTTGTGAGAGTATAGGGGCAGGGGGTATTTGCCCCCTTTGATTTGCTCCTCCCGGCCGCCTTCTCCGCTGCAAGGTGGGCTTTTAAGTCCGCTTTTTTGGGGGCCGGTATCTCGAATCTTTCGTCACCGCAGCGGAACATAAACCCATTTTTGAGATTTTCGGGGGCAAGCCGCGGGTCCTCACAGTGGGGGAGCGCCGGCACATCCTCGATCAATTCCACAAGCCTAACCCCATCACATACGGCATACCTGCCCGCATCCGTGGGGATAATGCCGGTCATGTTAGGAAGATGCTTCGGGGTGCCCTTTATGATCCTTTTCAGGGCGGCCACGGTGTCCCTGCTGGTGTGCCCGTCCTGCATATTTGCGCGGGCATCCGCCAGGAGCTCGGCGCAGCACCCGAAAAACTTGTACGCTGGAATACTTGCGCCGGTATATCCGGGGTTCCTCGCGTTCCATCCGGCGGGATCCCGCTTGATCTCATCCATGGCCCTATAAAGCCAACGGTTTAGGCTGTCATCGTCCTGCTTGACAGTTTCGGCGTAGGTTTCAAGCATCGATAATACGATCTCCATCATCTTTGTGGCGTTCATTTTTTGCTCCTCCTTGTTTTCCTGGCCCGTGGCCCTGTTTCTGCCCGGTTTCGGTGGGCTGCCGGGGCGGCTATATCTGTTTTCCCCGGGAGTGTTCCCCGTCTCCCGCTTGGGCTCTCTCCAGGCTTGCGCCCTTGCAGGGTTCCGGCTCCCTGCCTGCCCGTTCCGCTTTCCTCGCCGGTTTGGTGCTGCCTTGTCTGTGTGTGTCGCTGTCTTTTTGCGGATGCCCCGCCGCCGTGTTGGGCGGCTTTTGGTTCTCCCAGCGGGGTGGGTGGGGTTAGCCCACAAACGAAAATGTTATACTTCCTCGGCTAAGCTCCGGGTATAGTTTTGTGATTGCCTCGATAATTCCTGATTTGGAATACTCCGGCAGATTCTCCGGGATGACCTGGTAGCCGACCGGGAAGCCGTCTTGATAACGCTTCCAGTACCCCGCTTTTTCCATGCGCTTGGGGTTCCCCCAGATTTCGCCCTTTTCGTTCTCTTCGTAGATTTCCGGGTAAACCGTTCCCTTTGTGTGGGCACCGAAGCATAGTGTTACTTTCTTACCTTCCAGGTAGAAAGGCTTTGACATATAGCGGACATTCAAGCCCTGCTTGTACTCGGTCGCTCCCACTGCTTCCAGTGTGACGGTGTAATCATCTGCTTCTTTCGTGGGGGATTCAGCATCGACGGGTTCCACGGGGATTCTGTCAACGCCCATATATGACGCTTTGTCAAAGTGCAATTCAATCTTGTTCGTTTCCTTGTTGGTGATGTAGTAATTGTTCATGGTGTCCCTTCCTCCGTTTTAGGCCCGGACGGCCTTTTTATTGCGGGCCAGGCCTTTGCATTCCCGGCGGCGGCTTGCGCTCCCGCTTATCTATGGGTTAAATATAGCACAAACATATATTGCACGCAAGTACAATATTGTACAAACATATATAAAAGTGGCCGGATTTCGGCTATTTTTAGGACAATATGTGCAAACGTATATTTTGCTTGACGGCTCCCGGCTCTTTGTGTTATCTTTTCGAGGGAAGGGGGGCGGAATCATGCCACAATCTAAAGCACAGATAAGAGCAACGGCAAAATACAAGGCGCAAATGGTCGTCCGTTTTGGTCTTGATTGCAACAAGGTAAACGATGCGGACATAATAGCGCGGATGATAGCAGAGCCAAACAAGCAAGGGTACTTAAAAGCCCTGATCCGGGCCGACATTGCAGCCAAAAAAACACAGGCCGGAGAGTAGCCACGACCCGGCGCACGCACGCCCCCCACACCCGGGGGCTTTTTTATTGCCCAGGCATCCACGCAACGCCAGCCGCCCAGGCCCCCGGATAGGGAACAGCCGGAAGAGGGCACGCCAGGCACCCACCGTCCGCCCACCTCGCGCGCACACACGCGCACGCACAGCCCTATTATATATCTACCTATTGGGTAAATAGGTAATTATATGGGTAAAGGGTTTTATAACCCCCGGGGGGTATTTTTGGGTGTGGTGTCAAGGTCTACTACTTGACAGCAAATAGGGGGCGATCCGGGCGGCTTCCGTGGGCTGGCGTTTCCAGTGGATCTGGGCACGGATCCGGGGCCGTTTTCAAATTGTCGAGCAATTCAAAAGGCTATTACACATCAACTTGTTGACAAGGGTGATATTGTCTACACAACGGCTTTGAATTATTGCGTTAAATAAGATATTTAATGCATAAATAGCACCCGGTCGGCGAGAGTGCTAATCCTGGGCGGGATCCCGTGCTAAAAGCCACCCGGACAACCTACACCAGGCGCAACCAGGGGGCGGGTTATCCCCTCCAATATCCAGAAAAAAATATTTAACCTTACAAACCGAAGTATATATCGGCCTACTGTTTAGAATATCCGAATCGGGAGATAGGGGTATTGGAGGACTATAGGATCATACCAAAGTGAAGGTAGGTGGAAATGGATACTGTAGGTGCACACCAAAGATAGAGATAGGAGATATTATAATTATATATACTTGGAGGAATATACAGGGGGTGTTAGATACCCTTGGGGGGGTATTATCCACTGTACGGTGATATGCCTTGTCAAGCGGTTTGTGCGAAAAAAGTTCTTGCAAAATATCTGCATATGTGATACGGTAGTGTTGGCGATACTACATGTTCCTTCTAAACCGCCTGCGGGGTGGCCTGACGAATGCCAATTCCCCTCTCGTCATCCCGGTTCAACTCCGGGACGCAGGCATAAGACAGGATATTTGCTCGATTCCGTTCTTCAAAACCCATGCCCGGTGGCCTTGCTGTCTGGATAGCCGCGAGGGGCGGTTCAACTCCGTCCGATGGGATTAGCTGGGGGAGCATCCCCGGCGAAATGGCACTAAGATAGCGGGAAAACCATGTGAAGAAGCGGTGCGCAAGCTGCATGGGCAGATTGGGGAGACTGATCACCTTGTCATTTCTGGCGTGTGCGGAATAGGAGGCTGGAGACTAAGCACTAAAAGGCACACACGGATAATTCCGTTTCCGTTATCGGGTGCAGGTTGGCAGCGGAATGTAATGCTTCATGGTAATACCCTGCCGATATGTCACGAAAAGGGCCGAAGGCTTGTCAAAAGACAAGAACCGCGGTCTTTTTTGATGTATTGACATATCTGCAAAAGTGATATTATAATTCTGGTTATGGATGCGAGAGTACACGAAACATACAGGAAGTTTGTCAAGAACGAGTTTTACGACAAGGCGTTCGAAGTTTTGCGTGCTTCGTATGCACAGGACAAAAAAGGCACATATCGCTATATAATGGCGTTTAGGCGTGGTCTGCGTGGCTGGGCGGCCGTGAAGCCTGACAAGGCATTACCGCTGTTAAAGCAATCGTATTTACTGACTGCCAGGGATGTGTTTGATGACTTCTGCATTGTGTTTGAGTGGGACAGGCCGTTTGACCAGCGGTTTTATCTGCCCAGGCGGAAGTGTCTATACCCAATTGTCCGGCAGCTTCAACGCCTGGCGGACGATGAGATTGATGTTTTGTGCGTGTCGTGTCCGCCCGGTATAGGCAAATCAGCATTGGCGACCTTCTTCCAGGTGTGGCTGGCGGGCCGCAATCCCCTTGACGGGATGCTTTCTTCGTCTCACAACGCGTCTTTCCTCCGTGGGCTGTATGAGGAGATCCTTAGGGAACTCGACCCGGACGGCGACTATAACTTTTACGATGTTTTCCCTGAGCGAAGGCTTGTAAAGACAAACGCTATGGACTTAAAGATAGACCTGGACAAGTCCCAGCGGTTCAGCACTTTCCAATTTTCTTCAATCCAGGCCGGGAATGCGGGCCGGGTGCGTGCCATCCAGCTTCTGTATGCGGATGACCTGGTTGAAGGCATAGAAGAAGCGCTTTCGGAAGAGCGTTTGGGTGCTAAATGGACAAAGTTCAGCACCGACCTCTTGCAGAGGAAACAGGGTGACTGCAAAGTGTTGATGATTGCGACCCGGTGGAGCGTTCGCGACCCGATAGGCCGCCTGAAAATGGAGTACGAGGATAACGAAAGGGCCGTATTCCTGACTATGCCGGCCCTAAACGCCCAGGGCGAATCCAACTTCGACTATGGCGGGAAGATAGGCTTTACCACAAAGTTTTATCAGGACATCCAAAAGCTGATGGATCCGGCATCGTTCCGGGCCTTGTACATGAATGAGCCGGTGGAGCGCACGGGTATCTTGTACCCTACTGACGAGCTACAACGGTTCTATGATCTTCCACTGGAAGAGCCGGACGCAATTTTAGCTGTGTGCGACACGAAAAACAAGGGAACAGACTATTTTGTTATGCCTATTGCATACCAGTACGGTGACAAGTTTTATGTCACTGACTTTATCTGCGATAACCACGGCCCGGAGGTGGTGGAACCCCGGATAGTGAACGCCCTTTTGAAGCACGGAGTGAAACAGGCCCGGTTTGAATCTAACTCTGCCGGTGGTCGTATTGCCCAAAATGTACAGGAGCGAATCAAGGAAAACGGCGGTATAACAAAGATAATCACGAAATATGCCACAGCGAACAAGGAGACGCGTATTATCGTTGATTCTGCGTATGTCAAGGAGCATTTTCTGTTTAGAGACTCAACAAAGTATGATTCTGATTACCGCGTGGCAATGAACTTCCTCACCTCCTACACCATGAGCGGGAAGAATCGGTATGATGATGTACCAGATTCCATGAGTATGTTTGCAGATATGGTTCAAACGAATCACACGCAACAGGCCGTAATAATGAAAAGGTTCTGGTGAAATAAAAAGTTTTCAGAAAACTATTGACAACACGCCTTGAAGTGTGGTATATGGCATATATATGGAGGTGGAAAAGCCTTATAAGGGTTTTTCCGCCTCCGTTTTTTGTTGGGGGCACAGGAGGAGAAGATGGCTGATAACCAAAACGACAAGCAGATAGTGTCCATGTCGCAATCCCTGTTTGGAAGGCGTGACATTTTGGCTACCGTGGAAGAAATCACGGTAGAAAATGTCGTGCCCGAAGTGAATACCGCACTCCAATACCATTTTGAGAATGTGATGGAGATGGACTATCTGTACTGGTATCGCCGGGGATTCCAGCCTGTGCTTGAAAGAAAGAAGGAGTACAACTATTGGATCCTTAACAAAGTGGTGGAGAATCATGCTGCGGAGATTGTTGACTTTGCCAACGGCTACTTCATCATGGAGCCCCTGTTTTATTCTTCCCGTGGGAAGGCAAGACAGAGCAAGATAGACAAGCTCAACGAGTACCTTTACCGCTCCGGCAAGCAGCAAGCGGATAATATCCTTGCGGACTGGTTCCACACGGTAGGGAAGGCCGCCCTGTTTGTGGAATCGAATGAAGACCCGGATATCCCAGTAAAGACATATGCACTTGACCCCCGTTCTGCATTTGTGGTCAAATCCATGCGCCCGGGGAATAAGCCTGTGTATGGTGTCAATATCGTTTACAGCGGGGAAATGGCTCTTATAGATGTTTATACCGAAACGCAGATTTTCAGGCTTTCCGGCACGGCTATATCTGGAAGGACTACAACCACCCGCCCGGTGTATGAGGCAACCGCGATCACCGTTGATAGGGTGGACAAAAACGAGCTGGGGCATATCCCCATTATCGAATACCGCTATAACAGCGTCAATCAGGCAAAATTTGAAATGGTTATCGGCCTTTTGGACGCAATAAACAGTTTGCGGTCTAACCAGGTGGACGGCGTGGAGCAGTTTATACAATCGTTGGGGGTGGCTATAAACTGCAACTTTGACGATAATGTGACCGCGGAGACTATAAAGAGGTCAGGGCTCATTGCTCTTTCCTCAATCGGGGAAAACAAGGCCGATTTCAAGATCCTATCAGAGGAACTTGACCAGCAGCAGACAGAGACCCTTGTCGATTCGCTGTATGACCAGGTGATCCGCATTTGCGCCATGCCGTCCATCAACAGCAAGGGAACATCCGCTTCCGTGACGGGCACGGCTACCATTTTTAACAACGGCTGGGAACAGGCCGCAGCAGCAGCCAGGAACACGGAAGACTTGTTCAGGGAGTCAAACAGGCTGTTTGACGAGATATTCCTTGATATATTGCGGACGAAGGGCCTTTTAGATCTTAAACCGATAGACTTTGAACTAAACTTTGTTCGGAATGAGACAGCAAATGTTCAATCTAAGGCACAGGCGGCGCAGACCATGCTTGCTATGGGTATGCACCCGGAGCTTGCCTTTAAGAAGTCCGGCCTCTCCAATGATCCCGTTGCGGATGTAAAAATGAGCGAGAAGTATTTGAAGCTGATTTGGGGAGACCCGGACGAGGCCATTAGGGCCGAGAAAGAGGGTGATGGGCAAGGAGAGGCAATAGTAATCGAGGAAGACAACAACAACGGCGAAAATGCGACAGGAGGTGTATGAAATGGCTGAAAAGAAGCAGATCAAAACGGAAAAAGAGCAAGAAACGCTTGTGAAAGTGTATTGCAAGCTTGCGTACTATGACAAGAAGCTTGGGCGCAATGTCTACTTCGGGGAGACGGTGGAAGTCACAGAGGATAGAGCGGAATTGCTCGTGTCGAAAGGCTTTGTTTTAAGGGTGTGATATGGATAGGCTTATGCCGTTTGACGAACTGAATATCATGGATGCCACCGTTCGGAACATCTTTGAACGGGACAGGGAGAACAAACGGCATTATTTGGAGTTTCTGCTTGATGAGATAGAGGAAATATTGATTTTATCCTACATATTTGGCAATGAAGCTGCAAATACCATGCTTGAAACAGACTTCCCGCCGGAAGAAGCACAAGTGACCGCCTCAGTGAACAGAGAGGTTGCCGGGAAGACCTGGCGGCAAAGAGTCACAGAGTACCTTGAAAATGAGGAAAATGCGGAATTATCTACACAAAAAGGCGATTTTGCGGAAAAATCTGAAAATATTCTCCGAACAAGGCGCACCACGGCAGAGGACATCATGCGGGTGGTAGAGACGGACAGCCACCGTATATACAATGATGCCATGTGGAATGTGGCTACCAGGGCGCAGGATGATGGCATAGTTGTGTATAAGCGGTGGGAAACCATGTTAGACGATAGAGTGCGGGACACTCACGCATATTTGCAAGGAGAAGCCGTGCCTCTTTCGGAATACTTTTTCACCTATGATGGAGATTTTGCCCTCCGGCCAGGGGACTTCCAATTCCCGGAAAATGTAATCGGGTGTAGGTGCAGACTTGTACTGACAAGAGCTTGATTTTTTACCGCAAAATATCACAAAAGCGGATAAATAGCAGATATTTCCGGGCTTTGCCCGAGGACATAGGTCAGTGAAGACCATAAAACGCAAAGGGGAGACAACCCCACAAACAGACTACACGGATGAGGGAACATCCTAAAAAACGCAGAGAGGAGCGCATTATGGAACAGGAAAACAAGGCATTAGAAGCCGAAAACAAGGAACAGACAGGGCAGGAGGCCGGGAAAGAGGCCCAGAAGGCCCCGGAAGTAAACCCCTATGAAGCAGAGGTGGAGAAGCTGAAAAAGGCACTGTCAAAGGCCAACAGCGAAGCCGCCGAAAACAAGAGGAAGTACCTTGCAACATTAGATGAGGCGCAGAGGGCAGAGGCCGAACGAGCAGAGAAAGAAGCTGCAAGGGAGGCAAGGATCGCAGAGCTTGAAGCGAAGGAAAGATTCAGCACCTACAAAAGCCGCCTCATGGACGCTGGCTTCGATGCCGCCACAGCAGAGGTTATGGCAAATGCACTCCCGGAAGGCGTGAAAGACGAATACTTCATTGCCTTGAAAACCCATAACGGAAACCAGGCACAGGCCATCAAAAACGCCGCCCTGGATAACCAGCCCGGACTGTCAGTTGGGATGCCGCCGACCAGTGCGGACGCTAAAAAGGCAGATGAAAACAAGCGTAGAGCGAGATTCGGTCTGCCGCCACTATAAAAAAACAAGGAGAAAGAAACAATGGCAAACACTGTACCCGCTCCCGTCAGCAACAGAATCGCGCTTGCGGAAACCTATTTACCGCTGCTTGACGAGGCATATATTACCGGCTCCCGTACGGCCATCCTTGATACCGTTGCGGAGCGTGTGCGCTTTACTGGCGCAAACACCGTCAACATCTTCACGGTCAACACCGTGGGCATGGGCAACTATGACCGCAACGCCGGTTATGTCCCCGGTGATGTGTCCGGCATTTGGACTCCCTATGTCCTGGAAACTGACAGGGGCCGTTCCTATCAGATCGACGCGCTTGACCAGGAGGAAAGCCTGTCCCTCATGGTTGACGGGGTTGTTGCCGAAGCAAACGCCCGCCACATTATCCCCGAAGTAGACGCTTACCGCTTCGCTCAGTACGCTGGCGGTGCAGACGCTTCCCAGGTTGTTTCCGGCACTATCGCCACTGGTGCTGATGCCGTAGCGGCTATCGACACTGCTACGGAAGTCCTGGACGATGGTGAAGTCCCTTATGAGGGCCGGATTCTGTTCGTCAGTGCCAGTTTCTATAAGCTGATCAAGAACGGTGTGACCCGGATGGTTGAAAACGGCGAGGACAACATCAATCGCAATGTATGGATGTTTGATGATATGAGGATTATCACCGTTCCTCAGAAGCGTTTCAGCACCGGTGTGACCCTTGCGGCCCCGTCCGCTTCCAGTGACGCTGGAGGTTATACCGCTTCCGGCGACAACATCAACTTTATGATCGTACATCCTTCTGCCGTGCTGCAGGTTATGAAGTATTTCGTGCCTCGCCTGTTCACTCCGGCCCAGAATGTGAATGCGGATGCATACCTGGTACAGCCTCGCTTCGAGCATGGCGCATGGGTCAAATCCCAGAAGGCCAACGGCATCTATGTGCATCACGCCTAATAGGTGGGAGTATGGCTATCAGGAAAAACGCTGATGGGTCTGTCACAGTTGGGATCATCAGGCCCGCAGAGGAAAAGACCGCGCCCCCGGCAAAAGAGGTTTCAGAAACCAAAAAGAAGTCAGGGGCAAAAAAGAAATAGCAAGGAGACAGATACATGACTATCGAGGAGAAAATATCTAATGTGCAAGCCCTTGTCGAAAACGACTGTGCGGCCACGGATACCCTTGTCAGTGTGTATCTGTCTCAGGCTAAGGCCGCTATCCTTAGCCGCCTGTACCCTTTCGGGATCCCTGATGATGCTGATGTGCCCCCCATTTATGAGTATTCGCAGTGCGAACTGGCCAGCAGGTACTTCCTGCGGCGGGGGGCACAGGGCGAGGTGGTTCATAACGAGAACGGCGTAAATCGCACATACGGTTCCCCGAACGATGAGGACATTTTGCGGGAGATTATGCCCTATGCGAAGGTGATGGGACGATGAGAACGCTTGCGAGGAACAGAAAACCTTTCAATTTCTGCTTGTACGCGGGGCAGACCACGCCCATCTATGACGAGTACGGCAACGACACGGGGGAGCTTACGGTCTCCTACGGGCCGCCGCAAGTAGCATGGGGCAATATATCCCCGGCAACCGGCTACTCTAACACGGAGATGTTCGGGAGCCTTGACGATTACGACAAGGTTATCTTGCTGGATGACATAGACACGCCAATAAACACGGAAACGGTTCTTTTCGTTGACAAATGCTACGAAACAAATGCGGACGGATTGCCCCTCTACAACTACACGGTGCGGCGAGTAGCAAAGAGCCTTAACTTCGTAGCCATCGCAATCCGGGAAGTGAAGGTGCGGTGATGGGAAGCATTCAGGGCCTGTCTGAAACAATGAAGCGTTTGTCACGGATAACCAGAAACCTGTCACAAAATAATGTGTCCCGTGTCTGCCGAAGTGTAGCGGAGGAAGGGGCCACAATGGCCAGAAACATTTACTCTGTCGCTGATTATGACGGTGACAGAAATGTGGATGTCAAAACCGCCCGCATAGAAAACGGTGCCACCCTGACAGCATCCGGGCCTTCTGTACTTTTCATTGAATTTGGTGCTGGCGTGATGCACGCAGGAGAACAGCACCCATGGAATGAGGAAATGGGTATGGGCCCAGGCACCTGGCCGAACCCGCAATATAGGAAAAACTCTGCCGGGCAACTGGTGCCAAACTGGATGAATGACAAAGGATGGTACTTCGGCAGCGGGCGGCATACTTTCGGTAATCCACCGGCAATGGCCATGTATGAGGCAGGGAAGGTCATCGAGGCCCGTCTTCCGCAGGAAATGAGAAAGGTATTCGACACATGAAAGACATTGAGAACGATGTTTTCAGCACCATAGCAACCGCCACAAGGGCACAGTTCCCCGGCGTGTATGTGGTGGGCGAGTATGTGCCGATACCAGCCTCCTTCCCCGCTGTAATGCTCTACGAGGCCGATAACTATGTGGTCAAGCAGGGCAGCACCGTGAAAATAGAGGATTTCGTGCGGGTTATGTACTCCGTTTCCGTGTTCTCTAACAAGACCAGCGGGAAGAAGTCAGAGGCAAAGGCCATCGCAGACTTCATTGACGAGAAAATGACCGGCCTTGGCTTCACCCGCACGGCAAGACTGCATGTGCCAAACCTTGCAGACGCAACTATTTATCGCCTGGAAAGCCGCTATGAAGCGGTGGTCGGAGACGGCCAACAGGCAGGAACATACATGATTTATCAAGACTACTAAAAGGAGAAAAGTTATGAGTCAGAGATTATCTACCGCTGGCGTGACCCTTTCCTACTGCGTGGAAGGCACGGCAGGAACCAGACCCACCGCGGGATACACCATCGTGAACGAAGTAAAGTCCACCCCGTCCACGAACCCCGAACCGAACAGCATTGATGTGACCCCCTTACAGGAACTCTACAATGTGCTTTACATTGCTGGCCTGAAGGATCTGGGGGGCGTGCTTGGCTTCAACGCCAATTGCACGGACGATGTGATCAGCGAGTGGAACACCACTCTCATTTCTGCCTACAACACCGGGCAGGCAGCCACCCCTGCAAAGGATACCTGGTTCTGCATTTCCCACCCGAAGCTCAGTCAGGCTGTCTTCTTCAAGGGTCAGCCCGAAGTGCTTACCGGCTTCAACGAACTGGGCGTGAATGCGGCTTTGGAGACCACCTTCTACATTGCCCCGCAGTCTTCTATGGAGTTCCAGGCGGCGCCCACATTCGCCGGAGCCTAACTGACGGCCACGATCGAAAGGAGGAAAATTGATTATGGCGGAAAAGATTAAGGACAATATCGTTGACGAGAGAGTGAAGCCCGCTCGAATCACGGACAATAACACCGGGAAGGTTTACGAGTTGGATTTCAACCGGGAAAGCGTGGCCTACGCAGAGGGCCGGGGGTTCAAATTGCAGAATGTTATCGATTTCCCTGTGACCTACTTCCCGGAACTGTTTTACTTGGCTTTTCGGGCTAACCACGGCCCCAGAAAGGGCAATGTGTCCAGGGCCGAGACGAATGAGATTTATGACCGCATGGGCGGGTTCTCCCCGGAGTTCCTTGAACGGCTTTTGAGTCTGTATAATCAGGCGGCTTTGAGCAACAACGCCGTAGAGACCACGGAAGAAATGGGAAAAAACGGGAATCTGACGGTGGAACTGTAAAAGAACCGCCGTCCCTTTCAGAAGTCTTCTCACGGGATTTTCCATACTTCCTTTCCCTTGGGATGACCTATGACCAGTATTGGTACGGCGACCCTCTGCTTGTCAGGGACTACCTGAAAGCAGAGGAGTACCGCCGCAAGCGCGAGAATTACGCTTTGTGGATGCAGGGCCTTTATATCCGGGACGCTATCATGTCGTCCATCGGAAACGCATTCCTGGAAAAAGGCCACCCGCGCAACGAATACCCCATTCTTCCGTATCCGATTGACGATGATGACAAGGCCCGTCAGGATGAAGCACAGGATAAGCGGGATGTTGCGATGGCAGAAGCATTTATGAAGAACCTTGTGACAACACACAACGCACGCTGGGAACAGCAACACGGCAAGCCCCCGGCCTAAAACGGGGGCAAGGTGTAAATTATGGCTGCTGTTGAAAGCATTAGCATAAACATAACCGCAAGCACAGAAAACGCTGTCAGCAAGATTGAGCGGCTTAACTCCGCTCTTGCTAAGGTGCGTTCTATGTTCCAAGACATACAATCTGCAAGCAAGATTGGTGTCGAGGTTGGCGAAAATACTGTCAGCCGAATTAACGCCCTTGCTGCATCGCTTCGTAGTGTAAATTCTGTTGTCAACAACCTCAGCAAGAAGTCTCTTGCTTCCGTCTTTGACATTCCATCAAATGTCCCCGGCAAGATCCGCAAGATTGCGGATTCTTTAAGCGAAGCAAAAAGCGTCCTGGATGGTTTTAAGTTTGATTTCAGGTTTTCGGTGCCGAAAGACGCAGGTACAAGGCTATCAAACCTCGCAGAAGCGGTCAAGAAGACGAAGAAGTCATTACGTGGATTTGAATCTAAGATAAAAGTTTCTGTGTCAGTACCGGCCGATGCGTCAAGTAGGCTCATGGAGCTTTCACGGACAATCCACCAGATAAACACGGAGATGCCGGATGTAAACGGCTTCTCTATTTCTGTTGATGTCCCGGCCGGATCTATTAGCAACCTTCACGCCATGAGTTCCGCCGCAAGCATAATAACAAGCTGGGTAGACAAGCTCGTGCTCTCTGTTGTCCGTTTGTATGCGGGACTTGCTGGTAATGTTTTGGCCAAGTCTCTTGCTGCCGCCATATATCCTGCGAAATCCTTGTACGGGCACATGACGGGTATTTGGCGGTCTGTTAGCGGTCTGTTGCGTTCGTTAAGGCGGGTGGCCCTGTATCGCGTATTCCGCACGATAATAAAGGCGTTTACGCAGGGTCTTAAAGAGGGAATGAACAATCTTTATAAGTACAGTGAGATTGTAGGCACGCAATTTGCAAAGTCTATGGATAGTTTGGCAACATCCGCTCTGTACATGAAAAATTCTCTTGCCACGATTGCGGAACCGCTTATCAATAAGCTTGCACCAGCCATTGATCATATTGCGGATAAGTTTGCGGACATGGCGGCGCATATAGCGGAGTTCTTCGCCGCTCTTGCAGGGGAAACCACCTACACCCGGGCCTTAAAGTTCCCGAAGAAGTACGGCGAAGAAGCGGAGAAGACTGCAAAGGCACTCAATAAGTGGCTTGGGCCGTTTGACGAGATCAACCGCTTGTCTTCTCCGGCTTCCGGCGGCACGGGTGAAGACCTTGACTATGAGAAGATGTTTGAGACCGTCGAGGTGGAAAGTGAAGGATATGTTTCAAAGTTCGTCACGGCCCTGCGTGAAGCGTGGGAGAGCGGCGACTTCTCCACGGTAGGGGCCACGATCGCACAGAAGCTTAAAGACCAGCTTGACGGGATTGACTGGGAGAGCATCAAGGAAAAGGCTGCAAAACTCGGTTCTTCCATTGGGACAGGTATTACAGGCTTTTTCACAGGGGAGGGCTTTGCCTCCTCCATCGGATCATCCATTGCTGAGGCCCTAAACACGGCTATCACCTTCGCCGCGTCACTGAAAGAAGGGCTCGACTTTGCGGAGATTGGCCGTTCATTTGGTGAAGGTTTGAAGACTTTCCTTGAAACATTTGAATTTTCCACTTTTGTAGGGACTGTCGTCGGCTTTGGAACGGGATTTGTCACATTCCTTGCCGAAGCGATCAAGACGGTGGAAGATTGGAAAGAGGTTGGTGAGAAAATAGGCGATGCAATACGAGACATAAATTGGAACGAAGCCTTCGGTGCAGTGTTAGACCTCGGTTCTACAATTATGAAGGCCCTGTTTGAGATTGTTATTGGCGTGACAAGTGACGGAAGCCTGAGCGCAATGTTTGAAAGTCTCGGAGAGGAAGTCGGAAAGGCACTTGCCGATGAAGATTTGTGGAAAAAGGCTTTCCAGGCGGCAACTGGATTGGGCGGGGCCATAATCCAGGGGTTGTTGGCTGCCGTTTCAGGTGCGGCTTCTTCCATGACAGGGACAGATATCGACCTGACCGTTAGCAAAGAGACGGGCGAAGACATATTCAAAGCGCTTGTTGGGGTTTGGGGCATCAAAAAAATATTTTCCCTCATATTCGGCGGTGGAGGTGGTGGAAGTTCTGGTTCTGGCTCGGGCTCTGGCTCTGGAATCGGTGGAGGCATCTTGTCCACCATCCTTTCACTCTTCGGGCATCGACAAGGTGGTGGCGGCGGTTCCACTGGTAGCACTCTACTTCCGCTAATCGGTTCTGGTGTGGCCCTATACTTGATGGGCGACCTTCTTGTAGACGGTTTCGAGGGAATCAAAGAATGGCTTGAAGAGGGCGTTCCGTTTGAGTATTCGGAGCGGTCAAGAGGATCCGTAGACGAAACAGGAAAACCAGTAAACAAAAGGGAACAGGCAGAGGAAATCCTTTTTACAAGGATTAAAATGCCGGACGAGTTTGTGTCTCCTATTGAAACTGGAAGAACAATTACCCCTGAACAGGCTGAACGGCTTAAAAAACAAAGAGAGCCGCTCAACGACTTTGATGTACCGAAATACGAGTACAAAAGCTTTTTCCCTACAAAGGATATACCGAAATACGAGTACAAAAGCTTTTTCCCTACAAAGGATATTGAGAAATCAACAAAGGGTGTCCAAAAGTATAGGAAGGCCGTTGAGGAATTAGAACAGGCAACGGATATCTTCGTAAGAAAGGACGGGACAGAAGATAAGTTCAGAGGAATAGGTGTCGCTGCTGAAAGGCTTTTAGAAGTGCCTCTTGCAAAGGAGATTGTCACATGGAAGACGACACTTAGCGGTAGCCTTGTCAAGTCTGTGCAGACATCAACCCGGGCGATCACCGGGAGCGCAAAAAGCATTACTGCCGAAGTTGCCTCTATCGGAACCGGCGTAAAGGAAGTAAAGCGAGTAATGCAGAGCGGGGATCCTCTTGGGTCAAGCGGTTTTGACACATCCGCAAGGGCTATCCGGCAGAGTGCCCTCGGTGTGACCCCCGAAATTGCCGCCATTGGCACAGACACAAAGGCCATCGCACGGTATCTTGGTGGGAAGAATCCCATTGGCGAGAGCGGTTTTACAGCCGCAACATCTGCTATTCGTGGGAGTGCGAGGGCCGCCGGAGCAGACATTGCGGCAATTAAAACGGCGGCAGAAGACACAAAGAAACGCCTGTCAGGGAAAAATCCATTGGGAGAAGACGGTTTTGACGAGGCGGCAGAAAAAATCCGTGGGTCTGCGAGAGCTACGGCCCCTGAGATCGCAGGAATCGATACAGCTACCGATGAAGTAAAGAAACGCCTTAAAGGGAAATCCCCGCTTGGTGAGGACGGATTCGAGTCTGCCGCGGATGTTATCCGTGGAAGTGCAAGAGATATTGTGCCAGAAATCGAAGGTGTCACTTCTGCCACCGATGATTTGAAGAAAAAGCTTAAAGGCAAGAATCCTTTGGGTGAGGACAAGTTTAAGGCGGCCTCCGATATTATCAGGGGCAGTGCAAGAGATGTTGCACCTGATATTGGAGGAATCGGATCTGCTGCTGATGATTTGAAGAAAAAACTAAAATGGAAAAACCCTTTGGGGGAAAATGGCTTTGTTTCCGCAATAGATAGCATCCGCGGGAGCGCAAGGGCTGCCGTCCCAGAAATCGAAGGGATCAAAACATCTATTGATGGAGTAAAGAACAAAAACAAAGCGAAAAATCCGTTAGGCGAAGACAATTTCAAGGCGGCGGCAAATACAATCAAAAATAGCGCAAAGAGTATTACCCCCGAAATTGCCGCCATTGACACGAAACTAAAAACAACAAAGGCAAGCGTAAAGCCCGTCAGTGATGCATTCTCCAGCATGGGGCGAACCTTAAAGAACAGCGCAAGGTCTATCGGCCTTGACATGGATTCTATGGTCTCTGCTGTTGATGGTTTCAAAACGGATGCTTTGGAGTCTATGGACGGATTCGGAAGCGGGCTTGAAAACGGTATGGATGCCACAATGGAAGCATTCGTCACGAGTGGCAAGGGCGGCCTTGCAACGATGCTTCGGAATTATCAAAAGTTTGGAACAGAAACGGCCAGACTTATGGAGAACCTTGGCGCGTCCTTCGACCCCTCCGGGCTTGAAAGTTATCAAAGAGGAGGCGGTGGCGGCGGGCCACAAAAGCCATTCACAGAAAGCCTTATGTATGCAAACGGCGGATTTGTTGATACTGGGGAAGCGTTTATAGCCCGGGAGTCCGGTCCGGAGTTTGTGGGCCGTATCGGTAGCCGCACGGCTGTGGCGAACAATGATCAGATAGTTAAGGGCGTTGCTACGGGCGTAGAGGAGGCAAACGAGGGCGTGATTACCGCCGTGTATGCCATCGCAGGGCAGATCATCGGGGCTATCAAGGAGAACAGGAGTAATGGTGGCGTGGATTGGGATGCTGTATCCCGAAAAATCAGTATCACACAGGCCAGACAGGCGGCCTCTGCTTTCAATTAGAGGTGTGACATGGTATTCAAGATAAACAATGTTGACATAACAGACTACATCGCATTCGGCGGCTTAAAAAGGGGTAGAAATGATATTGATTCCCCTGATGCAGGTAGAACTCTTGACGGTGTGATGCACCGTGGAAGAGTAGGGACAAAACTTCGCTATGATGTGACCTGCCGCCCATTAAAAGCCGCCGAATTGACGATATTAGAGGGCCTCATCATGCCTGAGACTGTCACGGTCAGAATAAGCGACCCTTACTACGGAACAGTGACAAAAACAATGTATTCAAACAACACTGCGGCTTCTTATTTGATAAAGAAGCCGGATGGGACAGAATGGTGGGGAGGCATTACTTTCCCCCTAATCGAGGTGTAATATGCAAGCAACAAGTCAAACTTATACAACGCTACTCGGACAGGTTGGTAGACAATTTGAACACAAAGTCAATATTGCTGGCACAGATTACTTTGACAGTTCTCTGCTTTCTGTTATTACGGAGAGCAAAGTCTTTCAGAATAGCCCGACTATTGGCGGCGTGTTCTCCGGGACTTGCGAGTTTAGTTTTATATCCAACGGCGCGGTAGTTCCTCGTATGGCTAAGATAAAACCATATTTCCGCTTGTCAAACGGAAACACAAACAGTGAATGGGTTCAGAACGGGGAATACTATATTGATACCCGGTCAGTGTCACATAATGATGACGGCATAGAGGTATTTACTGCGTTTTGTTATGATGCGCTCATGCTGGCGAATGCTGATTACTCAAACAGTTCTTTGACATGGCCAGCCACGGATACCGCAGTTATTGCGGAGATTTGCACGAAGCTGGACATTACTCAGGACAGCCGCAATGCTTCATTGCTGAACCGTGGCTATCAGGTACCTATGCCCGTAAATCTTACCATGCGGGATGTCCTCTCCTACATAGCTGTTATATATGCAGGAAACTGGATTATGAACGACACGGGGCAACTTCGGTTCGTTCCAATTAACGGTGGTTCCGACACACTGAATGTTGGGAAATCTGTTGCAAATCTCAACATATCGGACACGAGACTTGCTTATACAAATGTTGTTTTGACTGTTGATGACAATACGGCATACAACAGCGGTTTTGGCGATAAAAATGTCATGGAGGCTTTTTGCCCTTATGCCACACAGGCTGTTGCAGACTATGTTTATAGTATCCTGTCTGTGTGGCAGTACAAGCCTTTTTCCGCAAGCTGCGTGTGGTCTAACCCTGCTGTTGAGTTGGGAGACCAAATAAGCGTTGTCGGGACAACCGGGGCTATTTATTCCCGCCGCATAACATATAGCAGCGGAATGACAATGGATCTGGAAGCCCCCAACAATGATGACATTGATCACGAAATCAGGTATATAAGCCCGGAAGTGCGCCGCTACACAAACACCGTCAAGAACATTTACACTGAGATATCAAATGCGAACGGGGAGATTACTCTGCTTGCAGAAAAGGTTGACCACATCGGCGGTAGAAATCTTATCGTGGGTACGCTGAATCCGGCGGTGACTCCGGCGGCGAATCGACCCCATATTTTGGGACAGACGCGGAACACGGATGCCATGACGGGTGCCACATGGTCAGCTGCGGATATTACGGTGAGCGGCATCAAATTCGGGCACGGTTTCAGGGTCACGAACACCACATCGGTGCGGCCCTATATCCGTTTCGGAAGCTCTTCTGTTTCTTCGGGATCAATGAATGGCCTTGTGGCTGGGAAAACATACACCTTTTCAGCGCGTTGCCAATTCAAACAGTTGTCAAATTACAGCGGATCTGATTCGTATGAAATGAGAGCCGCCCTTTATACAGACGCGGCGAACCCCGGGAACAGTTTTGTTGCAAGTGCTTACGAGGATTTCTTCACAATCACTCCTGCCTTGGCAGGTGCTACAAGATCCAAAAATGTGACATTCACATTCACGGTTCCGGCGGCTGCCACTATGGCCTATTTGGTTATACGATGCCGGGATTCCACTGCAGCTGATTACGGTGATGCGGATTATATAGATCTACGGAACACCAAACTGGAAGAGGGCATGGTAGCAACAGCATGGAGCCCGGCCCCGGAAGACCAGGTGGGGAACGATGAGATCATATCCAAAATCAATATCTCGCCGGAGCAGATAACTATTAACTCGAACAAGATAAGCCTTGAAGGGAAGGTTATTGACCTAAACGCCGGGACAGGCATCACCATAACGAGCCCTAACTTCTCGGTTGACAGCGCGGGCCTCATCACGGCTACCGGGGCGAATATCTCCGGCACCTTCACATTGATTGGCGGCATAAGCGTGTCGGCGACTGACTGGACGCAGAACTCGAAAATCGAGATAAACGGCCCGGGCTCTACATCATCTATGGCCTTTAACAGCCTTAAAGTGAATAGCCGTTCCGTACTCCCGGCAAAGGCAACCGAGGTCAATTTCACGGGTTTGACGGTGACGAACTACGGGGACGGAATTGACGAGAAGGCCGAGTTGACCGCCTCCGGGCTATCGTTCGGCGACTCCAACGGCAACATATCTTTTTCGTATCCCGCCTCCGGGCTTGCCGCCTCCGACCTTGTGGGAAACCAGAGCGAGTTTGTGTCCACAAGCGGAACGGCAAAAACATACACACTCGCCACCGGGCAGTATCTCGTTTGCACAACGAGGATGAACAACGCCTCCACGGCGCAGGATGGTGTGTGGATCGTGAGCGTGTGGGCTTCCACATCCACATCCCATATATCTGCTATCCTTAGCCCGTCCGGCAGCACCACAGCCTCGGTGTCCGGGGCCACGCTAACCGTCACCACCGGCAGCGCAAATGTGCGTATATCAATCGTGAAACTTGGGTAGACGGAAATATATGAGCTATGCAAACGAAAAAGATTAAGGAGGAGAAGGATGGAGATTTGGATTCCCGTCCTGGTGGCGGTGATAACGGGCCTTTTCGGGCTTGCCGGGTCATTCCTCGCTTTGAACCAGCAAAGGAACAAGTTTATGTCGGAATTGGACAAAAAGCACGCAATTCTTGAAACGACCGTACAGACGGAGATTAAGCACCTCCGGGAACAGGTTGAGAAACACAACAGCGTGATAGACCGCACCTATCAGCTGGAGGCAAAGACAGAGCGGCAGGATGATGAGCTGAAAAGGCTGAACCGCCGCCTGGAGATCGTGGAAGGAGAATGAGATGGGATGTACTGAAAAAGGCGGCGGCCAGATCGCACGGTGGACGACACCCACCATTCGATACAAGCCCCAGGCGGTGGAGATGTCGGAGGTGGTGGAAATCTATGTCACCATCAGGCAGAAGGGGCAGACGGTGCTGATGAAATCCCTGGAGGATGCATCCGTGAGCGAAGACGGCTATGCCTGGGAATTGAGCCAGGAAGACACGGGGGATCTGATCCAGAATCTTATGGCAACGGTGCAGGTGGATTATAAGACCAGGGCGGGGCGGCGGTACACCACCTTTGCAAAGTCATTCGATGTGTCCGGAAGTGCCAGAAATGAGGTGTTCTGATGGATAAAGTGGGAAACCTGGTAGCGATTGACGGGGCGGAGGTGGGCATGGATTTGCGCCTTGACCGGGGGGATGTGGGAATCTTTTACAACTCCGGGTCTGGCACCAGTGATTATGAAAATCTGGCGAACAAGCCCAAAATCAACGGCGTGACGGTGATTGGGGATAAGTTAGGAGCGGATTATCATTTACAAGACCTTATGGGGACGATTACCCCCCAGGACATAGACGATATTATTTACGGAGGATGACACAATGGCAGAGTATTTGAGCAAAACAGGTTTACGGTATTACCACAACAGGATCAAGAACGAGTTTGCATCGGCAAGCGATTTAAGCGACCTGTCCGATCGGGTGGACGATATCGTAGCTGAGGGCGGGGAGCCCAATGTGATTGAGACGGTGAAGGTCAACGGGACGGCCCTGGTGCCGGATGCCAACAAGGCGGTGAATATCACCGTCCCCACGGCTGTATCTGACCTGACCAATGACAGCGGATTTCAGGATGCTACCCAGGTGCAGACGGCCATAGACAATGCCATTGCCGGGATCACCGGGATTGCGTATCAGGTGACGGGCGTTCTCCCGGACGAGGGAGAAAAGGGCGTTATCTATCTGGTGCCCAACAGCGGAACCGACCCCAATGTGTACGATGAATACATCTGGATCGATGGTGACCCCACCGGCAGCTTTGAGAAGATCGGCACCACGGCGGTTGACCTGTCCGGCTACTGGGCAAAAACGGAGCTGGTAGCTATCACCACGGCAGAGATCGATGCTATCATCACACCGCCTTCGCCCTGATAGGAGGGTATTATGGGAAACTTTCTGGACAAAACCGGCCTGACCCGTACCTGGAATAACATCAATGGCTACATAGATGCTTCGGTTGCAAGGAAACTTAACAAGGTACAGTCTTTCACGCAATATCATGTCCCCATTTTCGATGCAAACGGAGACTTGTATGACAGCGGTTTGTCTATGCAAGACCGGGCCACCATGCGTGGGTGGAATGACGGTTCCGGCTTCGGTTCGTTTATCGAGCAGGCACAAGGTTCTGCGAATATGCAGAGCTTCGGCTTTATGAACACCACAAACCCGGACATTCTCTATTGGGAAACATCGGCAGACGGAACAAGTGTCTCGAAGCATATCCCGACAAAGAAGTATGTTGATGATGCAACGGCAGAGGCAACGGAAAACACAGCCGGAACAATCAAGCTGAATCCTTCGCAGTCTGTCACGCTGGATGCAAACGGACACCTTGTAGTGGGGGGCCGAATGGGTCAGTTCTCCGAGACAACGGGCCTGTTCGCCCCGAACGACAGAGAGCCGTTGTGGGTCGGAAACTACTCCCTTCTTATGACTGATGCAAAGGGTGTAAACATGGAAGCCAACCGGGCGATGGCGGTTGTTTCCGGCCTTGGCCTTGCCTGTAAATCTGCGGCGGCTGGAGCAACGGAGTACCGGGTGAACAACACCTACGCAAACCGTATCCAAGCGAAAATGTGTGAAGGCGGGTATATCGCGAGGGACGAGGCCACCTCCACACAGCAAAAAATAGTCAAGGTTCTCAGCGTGACAATCAACGGATCGGCCTTTACCCCGGACAGCAGCGCAGACGGCGGTGAAATCGTCATAAAGACAGCATCAACGCTGAACCCCGATGCAGCAATCACGAACATCCGGCTTTTCGGCGTGATGAAAAGTTATGCCACACTGCATGTTGGCAACGGTGTAGCTTCCCTTGGTGGCGGCAGAAATCTCCTGCTTGGCGGTGGCGTGACAAAGGCCGGAAGCTCGAATGACAACTGCCTTGTGGGGAATGCTATCTATTCAAACGGAAACGGCAATGCCTGTTTTGGAAGATGGCACATTGCGGCGAAAAACAGAGGCTTCTTTGCCGGATCGGGACATGACAGTACAAACGCCCCGGCCGAGGGTGCGTCTGCCGTTGGCGTGTACTCCCTTCTGTCCTCCAACACTCTGTTTGCGGTGGGAAACGGGTCAAGCGCAACAGCCAGGAGCAACGCCTTTGAGGTCACATCAGACGGGGGCATAGTCCTAAAAAGCCCGAACGGAACACGATACAAAATAGCCGTTTCAGACAGCGGCGCTATTTCTGCAACGGCGATTTAAGGAGGTGAAATATGAGCAACAAATTACATGACATTTTAAGGACGCTCCAATGGCTTATCCCGGCCCTGATGACCCTTTATGGGGCCTTTGATAAAGCCTTCGGCTGGGGGCTGATGGGTACGGTGGAGACACTGGGGTCGGCGGTGGTGGCCTTTATCGGTGTGGTGGCCCAGCACAGCAGCCACCAGTATTTTGAGACCAAGAGCATTGTGACCAAGATACTGCCGGACAAGGCGCAAGAGGAGAACCCGAAGGAGGAGGTATAGAGCCATGTTGAGATTAGCACAGGCGGCCTCATCTGAGTATTACTCCACATGGGGCGAACCGCCGAACCAGAGAAGGACGGGTGCCACAAAGGAGAATCCCGGCGGCAATATGGATGGAGAATTGAATGTGGTGCCTTTCTACGGCGGCTGGGAGTATGTGTTCAGGCCGAAATCCCCGGAGGTGGCAGAGTTTATCGCCTGGCTCATGGAGGGGGCCGTGGAAAACGGGGATCATATTGGCTATTCTCAGTGCAATGAACAGTACCCACGGGAAGGGGTATTTGATGCCCTTTTTGCAATGACCGATCCAGACACCCGGAAGATCAAGGCATTGGTCAACTGCGACTGCTCCAGTCTCACCGGGGCGGTGGTGTATTCTGCCGGTATTAAGGATCCGGCTTTGTATCGGCCGGAGCTGCGGACAATGTGGACGGGATCGGAGAGGGAGCTCCTTATGAGTACCGGGGCCTTTGTGGAATTGACGGATCCCCTCCTGCTGGAATTAGGCACGGGCCTGCGCCGGGGGGATATCCTTTTGAAAACAGGCCACACCGCCACGGCCATTGACAACGATGATCATATCGACTCCTTCCCTGTCCGGCTGGAAGGCTGCGCCTACTCCCGCATCCGCAAGGGCCCGGGGGTGGAATACGACACGGAGGAGATTCTGCCCGGTGGTACGATTTTAGAGGCCATCGGCTCTGCCAGAGATGACAGCGGGCTTATATGGTATAGGGTCATCTATAACGGGGTCTACGGCTACACCTCCAGCACCTATGCGAAGCCCCTGCCAAAAGGAAGCTGCACCGGGAACACCTGGCTCAGAGAGACAGCCGGAACCGATGGGAAACAGATCATCGTGATACCAAAAGGGGCAGAACCGTACATGACCGGGACCGCTAAAAGAGCGTGGAGCGGCACCGTCAAGCGCACATGGTACGAATGCATATACGGCGGGCATTTAGGCTGGGCTTCCGGGCTTTATATTAAACCTTGATTCGCTACCGAAGGACACCCTTTCCCTTCGGCCTTTGTGGAAATCAAGCGGCGTGGCTTTTACCTTCTTTCACCGCCACCGTGACAGCCGGATTCTGACGAAGTTTTGACGAAGTTTTTTTCTACGCAGATGTATTTTTGTCCATAATCGTGAACTTTTGTACACCACTAAAAAATGACAAATATGTTGCTGGCACAACGATTTTTTGATATTCATTGTGCTACAACAACATTTGCGAAAAGCAGACAAAAAAGCCTATATCACTTTCAAGTCCCCCCAACTGCACACTGAAAACCGTTGTGGCACAACGGTTTTTTCATTTCTTGACGAAGTTTTGACGAAGTTTTTCAAAACTTTCGGACTCTAAATGCTCTAAATATTGCTTCATTTCCCTTTGGTGAGCGTCCGCTAAAGTCTTAATATATATCTGTGTTGGAGTCTGTAAATTAGACCATCCGCCTATCTCTTTTATGCTGCTCATAGAGACCCCTTGTGTAGCCATTAAGGACACAGAAAACTTCCGCAGATCGTGAAAGCGGAAGTGAGGCAACTTTTCTTTCCTGACTATGCGGATGAAATAATTGGTTATTTGTTCAGGGGTGTAGTTGACAAGTGGCCCGCTTATCGGCATTTCTTTGATTATCCATGACGGCAAGGGAACATCCCTCACGGAATCGCTCGTCTTCGGTGGCTTTATGATCCACTCGTTTTTCTCATTTCTAACCATATCCTTGCTGACATGAAGAATATTTCCGTTTATATCCGAAGCCATTAGAGCGCAAATCTCCCCCCTACGGAGGGTAGCAAAAGCCGCCAGAAGGCAAGCCCGGTACATTCTTTCGTCATATTCTTTTGCAGCCTCTATCACTTGCACCACCTCTTCTGTGGAAGGGACATACCCTCCATATCTTTGCGCTTGTGGTAGTGTTGCGGTCAAGTCTGCCTTCGGGAAGAACATCTTTACGGAAGCGGTCAAAAGGCCGTAGGTGTTTTTTACAGTCTTTGGGGCTATGTTCTGGGATATATCGGACACCCACGCTTGAACCTTCTGCGGAGTTAGTGCCCGAAGTTCACAAGCGGCTATCTTGTGTGGCGTTATATGGGTTTTCTGTTTATTGAGATACCCGGCAATGGTAGCAGGAGATAATACCCCACGCTTTGACTTTATGTACTGATTAACCGCCTCATTAACGGTCATATCGTTTTGAACCGCAGAAACAAGGGAATTAGCCCTCACTTCTGCCGCCCTTAATAGACATTCCCTCTTGCTCCCAGCCGTGACGGACACGAATTTCTGCTTGCCGTCAAAGGTGCCTATATATACTTTGCTTTGCCACTTCCCGGATGGCAGTTTCCTCGCGTTCATTTGGATTCCCCCCTCGTTATCGGTAAAATATCCACGAAACAGATTAAAATGGATTGTGGGGCGAATCAGGGGCCTTCTGCTGGCCTTTATACTTATCGGATGATAGCAAAGCCTCGATGTACCCTTTGACCCTGTTTCTGTCTGCCGTGTCCAGGCGGTAGAACATATCGAGTAGCTGTGTGCTTTCGGTCTCCCTGTCAACGCCCATAAGCCATGTTGGGTCAACGCCCAGGCAATCCGCCATTATGCGGATAGTCTTTATCTTGGGGCTTCTCTGCCCATTAAGGTATTCGGAAATGCCGGACTGCGATACCCCGGCCTTTTCTGCAAGCTGTTCCTGCGTCAATTTCTCCCTTTTCATTGCCTCCCGGAGGCGCATCTGGAATAGCCTCATAGACTGTACATAATTCCCCGTCATAACGCCTCCTAACCGGCCTGTACGCTTTTAACGACCCTTCCGATAATCTCGAATCTTTTTTTTCGGATATCCTCTTTGTGGATGATCACATCCTCGTATTTCTTATTGAGCGGGACAAGGCGGAGATTGTCGCCCTCTTTAATTACCTGCTTGCACACCACTTGAATACCGTCCAGAAGCACCACGGCAATATCCCCGCTATCCACCTCAGACTGCTGCCGGACAATCAATTTGTCTCCCGGATGGACAAAAGGAGCCATAGCGTCATTTGTCACAGGCAGGGCGATTAAGTCGTCATCGTCCTTGCGAATCTCATCATCCGGCTGAACCGGGATAGTGCCTACTTCCTTCCGGGAAAGAGCGTCTTTCAGAAGTGGCACAGCGATAGTCCCGCTTTTCCCTGCGATCTCTCCCCGGCTGGCTGCCATAACATCCTGCACCCGGTCATATTCGGCGTTGAGTAGGAATGTCACAACTTGATTTCCGTGGTGGTCAAGAACACGGAATTTTTCTATTAGCATTTTTTCTTGGTAAGTCACATCTAAACCAAAAGACTGACCATAATTCGGGTCTGTTATGTCATCGTTTGCCAGATAATCTAAGGACAGGTCAAGTTCGGAAGCGATCTTTTGAACGGTTATAAGTCCGGCACTTCCGGCTCCACGCTGAAACATTGACTTTATTGTTGTATACGGAACGCCACACCTTATTGAAAGAGTCCTTGCATTAAGGTTGTAATCCTTCATTCTTTGCTGAATCTTCTCTAAAAAATCCATTTTACACACCCCCTGTGAGCCCTATATACAATAATTCGTCAAAGATGTAAATAAAAAAAACGAAAATTCGTAAAAAAATACTTGACAAAGACGAAAAAAAGTATATTATGTGTTTTAGACAGACGCTTTTGCGTAAACGAAAGGAGGTGGATACATGAATAAAAATCTCAGGGGAGTTATGGAGAATGCCGGAATCACTGTTCGGGCACTTGCGACCGCCCTCGGGATTACAGAGGGAACCGTCCAAAACAAATTATCTGGGGATGCAGATTGGAAATGGGAAGAGGTGCTTTTCATAAAAGGTATGTTCCCGCAGTACCGTGTTGAGTGGCTGTTCGAACGGGTTGAAAAGTGATGATTGGGACGCATTTATCTCTGTTCTCCGGCATAGGTGGCTTAGATATTGCAGCGGAGAAGGCGGGTTTTAAGACGGTTGGGCAGTGTGAGTGGGCAGATTATCCAACGAAGGTACTTGAAAAGCACTGGCCGGATGTTCCCCGGTGGCGGGATATCAGAACACTTACGGGAGAAAGCTTTTATGAACGAACAGGTCTACGAACAGTTGACATTATTTCCGGAGGATTCCCCTGTCAGCCATTCTCGCAGGCCGGGAAGCGAAGAGGCAAGGAAGACGACCGTTATCTCTGGCCGGAAATGTGCCGAGTTATTGCGGAAATCAGACCCCGTTGGGTTATTGGCGAAAATGTTGCTGGAATCGTCAGACTGGCGCTCGACACGGTGCTATCTGACCTGGAAGGCCTCGGCTACACCGTCTGGCCGTTTATTATTCCGGCTTGTGCCGTCGACGCCCCGCACAGAAGGGATAGATGCGCAATCGTGGCCTACTCCGACAGCAGAAGACAGATTTGTGGTGAATCTGAAAAGCTCAGAACAGAACGGAACGAAGCACAGCCTGAATCTTGCGAATGCAGTGGAACTGTTCCCCACAGCAAGGTCCAGGGACTGGAAAGGCCCTGGATACCCGGACGATCTCCCGAGTTATGTTTCAATGTACCCAACGCCAACAACGGGAGCGGGCCTTTGCGGCGGGAGTGGGAACTATCAGCAACTTATGAAGTTGAAAGAGCAAGGGCAGATTACGGAAGAGGAACGCAGGAATATGTCACAGGGGA